AGGTAATCCTATAGACGATGCCTCAGCTGGTACAAATGATAGAGTAGAATTTACTGGTGGAGCGTTACATTTAAAACAAGATGTTGGTAGTACACCACCAGAAGCAAACTTTACTACTGAAATAGATTTAACAGGTGCTTTTACTATATTCATGGTTTTAGATGTGGCGGATGATTTAAATGCTGAAACAATACTTCAAGGTAGTGGAACAAACTTTTTTAGAATGTCTCATGGTGATGTTGACACTAGGTTTAGATTTAAATTTGGAGGAGTTTCTGATAGTATACCAATAGCATCAACGGCCCCTAGTACTAGTAAAGCTTTATTTAGAATTGAAAGAGATGGTAGTAATAACGTTGATTTTTTTGAAGATGATACTTCTTTAGGCGGTGGTTTTCCAAAAAGTGGAGCTAGTGGAACATTTTCAATAATTAGACTAGGTGCTACAGCTGCTACAGCTATTGGAGCTAAGTTTTTTGAAGTAGTTATTTTCAACGAACTAGTAAGTGATGCAAATATAGCTTTAATAGAAGCAGACATAAAAAATAGAAATAGTTTATAATATTAATTTAATTAAATAAAATCATGGCAAAAAGAAAAACACCGAAGGTGGAAGATCTTCGTCCTAAAAATATTACAGGCGAAGAATTAAAAAAAGCAAAGGAGATGACATCTAAGCTAACAGAGATGCATCATGCTTTGGGAAAAATAGAAACAGAGAAGCATGCGATGCTTCACATGTTTGGTAATCTACAAAACTCATTAGCTAAATTAGGTGAAGAGTTTAGAAATAAATACGGTACAGATGAAATAGACATCATTACTGGTGAAATTAAATATAATAAAAATGGAAGAGACAATGAAGCTGATTCGTAAAATTACGATAGGCAAAGATTATAAAATAGATTCAATGCATTATTCTGTAGGACAAGATGTATATGGAGGTCATAAAATATGTAATATCATTGAAGATGATGACAAGTATTCTATATACATTACTAAAAATAACGACGTTCTACCTTGGAAAGACTTTAACAAGAATATGGCTATATCAGTAGAATATAACTTAGAATATTAATGCAAAGTCCTTATAACTTCGTAATATCACCCGTAGGTAGTAGATACAACAACAAGGTAAACGTTGGTGATAAAGAGTTAATAATAAATTCAGAAATATATAATCATGAGTACACTAACCGTAAAGGTGTTGTGCATTCTTGTCCTATGCTTGATACTACTGACATCAAGCCAGGAGACGAAGTTATAGTACATCACAATGTTTTTCGTAGATGGCATGACGTAAAAGGTCGTGAAAAGAATAGCAAGTCTTGGTTTTCAGACGATAAGTATATTGTTAATAAAGAACAAATATTTTTAAGAAAAGTAAAAACTCCGCAAACTAGATTTAAAGAGCCTACTTGGAAATCTATGAAAGGTTTTTGTTTTGTAAAACCTATAGTTTCTACAGATGAGTGGAGTCAAGAAGTAGAAGATCCAACAAGAGGTATTATTAAATATACAGACGGATCTTTTGAAGTAGGTGATGTTGTAGGGTTTACACCTTTTTCTAAATATGAATTTATTATAGACGGAGAAAAATTATATAGAGTATACTCTAAATTTATTACAATTAAATATGAGCACGAAGGAAACGAAGAAACGTATAATCCAAGCTGGGCGAAAAGCAGTTGATGAGTTAATTAAGGTAGCTCAAGAGCAGATTATCACAAACACAGAAGATGATGTATCTGCTGATAGATTGAAGAACGCTGCAGCTACTAAAAAGTTAGCTATATTTGATGCATTTGAAATCCTCAACCGTATACAAGAAGAAGAGAATATTTTGGAAGGAAAGACACAAGAGGAGAAAAAAGAAAGAGTATTTAAAGGTTTCGCGGAAGGCAGATCAAAATGAGTTACGAACAAACATTATATAAAATAGTTGAACCAGTTAAGAAGACAACAATAAGTCGACTTAACAAAAAACGTAAATGGAAGTATGGATACAATAAAGAACATGATATTGTGGTTATCTCTAAAACTGGAAAAATTGGACAGATACTGGAGATACAAGGTTTGCAAATTGGCTTGCCAGCTAAACCGCAAACAGTGCACATGCACAACGATAAATGGCAAAAAATAGAATATCCTAAAGAGTTACAAAAACTCAAAAACATCTTTGACTGGAGAGCTTATCCAGAGGAAAGCAAAGATAAATGGTACGATTTTATAGACGAAGAGTTTAAGCGTAGAGAACAAGGCTTTTGGTTTATGAATAATGGTAAACCTACTTATATAACAGGTAGCCACTATATGTATCTGCAATGGAGTAAAATAGATGTTGGTGCTCCTGATTTTAGAGAAGCCAACAGGCTGTTCTTTATATTCTGGGAGGCTTGTAAAGCTGACAAACGCTGTTACGGCATGTGCTATTTGAAGAATAGACGTAGTGGTTTTTCTTTTATGTCTAGTGCAGAAACAGTTAACTTAGCAACTATATCGAGTGACTCTAGATATGGAATACTATCAAAAAGTGGATCTGATGCAAAGAAAATGTTTACCGATAAGGTTGTACCAATATCTATTAACTATCCTTTCTTCTTCAAACCCATTCAAGATGGTATGGACAGACCTAAGTCTGAACTTGCTTATAGGGTTCCTGCAAGTAAGTTTACGCGTAGAAAAATTACTACGAACGAAAAGCAAGAAGAGCTGGTTGGACTTGACACTACTATTGATTGGAAAAATACTGGTGACAACAGCTACGACGGTGAAAAGCTTAGCTTGCTAGTACACGATGAAAGTGGTAAGTGGGAAAGGCCTGATAATATCTTAAATAACTGGAGGGTTACTAAAACTTGTTTAAGATTAGGTAGTAGGATTATAGGTAAGTGTATGATGGGATCAACATCAAACGCTTTAGATAAAGGTGGTGATAACTTTAAAAAGTTATATAACGACAGCGATGTCACAAAAAGAAATAGAAATGGTCAAACACGTTCTGGTTTATATTCTCTGTTTATCCCAATGGAATGGAACTATGAAGGATTTATTGACGAGTTTGGACGACCCGTGTTTAATACCCCAACACGAGAGTGTTTTGGACCTGACGGAGAATTAATAGACGTAGGTGTAATAGACCATTGGAGCAATGAAGCTGAAGGATTAAAAGAAGATCAAGATGCATTAAACGAGTTTTACAGACAGTTTCCAAGAACTGAAGAACACGCGTTTAGAGATGAAACAAAAAATAGTATATTTAACTTAGTTAAAATATACGAACAAATAGATTATAACGAAGAAGCTACAAGCTCTGCAGCTGTAAACATTGGAAACTTTCAGTGGGCTAATGGTGTTAAAGATACAACAGTTAACTTTTACCCAGACCCTAACGGTAGGTTTAAAGTAAGCTGGGTGCCGACAATAAACATGCAGAATAGAGTAGTTATTAAAAATGGAGTAAAACATCCAGGCAATGAACATATTGGCGCTTTTGGCTGCGATAGTTATGATATTAGTGGTACTGTGGATGGTAGAGGATCCAAAGGATCTCTTCATGGACTAACTAAGTTTTCAATGGAAGACGCACCGCCAAATCACTTTTTTTTAGAGTATTTGGCTAGACCACAAACCGCTGAAATGTTTTTTGAAGATGTATTGATGGCGTTAGTATTTTATGGTATGCCATTACTTGCAGAGAACAATAAACCAAGATTACTATATTATTTAAAACGTAGAGGTTATAGAGGTTTTAGTATGAACAGACCAGATAAAGTTTGGAATAAATTATCAATAGCTGAAAGAGAGATAGGAGGTATACCAAACTCTAGTGAAGATATAAAGCAAGCTCATGCTGCTGCTATTGAAATGTATATAAATGACCATGTTGGTCACAAAGGTGATGGTAACTACGGTAATATATATTTTAATGAAACTTTATTAGACTGGGCTAAGTTTGATATAAACAAACGTACGAAGTTTGATGCTGCTATTAGCTCTGGTTTAGCTATTATGGCTTGCAATAAAAACTTATACAGACCACACCCAGAAAGAATTAAAAAGGCATTAAATATAAACATTGCTAGATATAGCAATGACGGCAATAATTCAAAATTAATTAAACAATGAATACAGCAGGAATAATTAGTAATTATTTTCCAAGTCAAGCTGTTAGTGATCTTGAAAAGATAAGCTATGACTACGGTTTAAAAATAGCAAAAGCTATTCAACAAGAGTGGTTTCACGGTGGTACTAACTCAGGAACAAATTATAGCACTGGTTCTAGATATGCAGGTAATCAAGCAGAATTTCATAGACTAAGATTGTATGCTAGAGGAGAACAAGGTATACAAAAATATAAAGACGAACTTTCAATTAATGGTGATTTAAGTTATTTAAATTTAGACTGGAAGCCTGTTCCTATTATACCTAAGTTTGTAGATATTGTTGTTAATGGTATTGCTGAAAGAACTTATGACATATCTGTTACAGCACAAGATCCGTTTGGTGTTGAGAAAAGAACTCAATACTTAGAGGACTTGATTATGGATATGGAACAAAAAGATATTAATGAGTTTATTCAAGAAAGCTTTGGAATAAATGTATTTAATACTGATCCTGAAATTCTTCCACAAAATTCAGAAGAATTAGATCTTCACATGAAGCTAAACTTTAAGCAAGCTGTAGAAATTGCTGAAGAGCAAGCTATAAATGTTTTAATGGAAGGTAATAGATATGAACTTATAAAGAAAAGGTTTTTCTATGATTTGACAGTATTAGGTATTGGTGCTGTTAAAACAGGTTATAATACTTCCGAAGGTGTAACAATAGATTACGTTGATCCAGCTAATTTAGTTTACTCTTACAGTGAATCACCTTATTTTGAAGATGTGTACTATGTCGGCGAAGTTAAACATGTTCCTTTAAACGAGTTAGCTAAAGAGTTTCCTCATTTAGGTCAAACCGATTTAGAAGAAATATCTAAATCTTCAAATAATTACTACAAGTCATATAATAGACAAGACGATAAAGATAATAACATTGTTCAAGTTTTATACTTTAATTATAAAACATATATGAATGATGTTTATAAAATTAAACAAACCGCGTCAGGAGCTGATAAAGTTATACAAAAAGATGATACTTTTAATCCTCCGCAAAACATGGAGGGAGAATTTGGTAGATTAGAAAGAGCTATAGAAGTTTTATATGATGGAGCATTTATTGTAGGCTCTGATAGATTACTTAAATGGGAGATGTGTAAAAACATGCTAAGGCCAAAAAGTGATTACACTAAAGTTAAGATGAATTATTCTATTGTAGCTCCAAGAGTTTATAACGGTAAAATAGAAAGCCTTGTTAGCAGAATTACTGGTTTTGCTGACATGATACAACTTACGCATTTAAAGTTACAGCAAGTTATGTCTAAAATGGTTCCAGATGGAGTTTATTTAGACGCTGACGGTTTAGCTGAAATAGATCTTGGTAATGGAACTAACTACAACCCACAAGAGGCATTAAATATGTACTTTCAAACAGGTTCTGTTATAGGTAGATCATTTACTCAAGATGGGGATCTTAATCCAGGCAAAGTGCCTATTCAGCCAATAGTTGGTACTGCTAACGGAAATAAAATACAAGCTCTTATAGCAAACTACAACTACTACTTACAAATGATTCGTGATGTCACCGGACTTAACGAAGCTCGCGATGGTAGTATGCCTGATAAAAACGCTTTAGTTGGAGTACAAAAATTAGCTGCTGCTAATAGTAACACAGCAACTAGACATATATTGCAAGCTGGCTTATTTTTAACAACAGAAGTTGCTGAGTCTTTATCTCTTAGAATATCTGATATATTAGAATATTCATCTACAGCAGATGCTTTTATACACGCTATTGGCTCTCATAATGTTGCGGTATTAGATGAAATGGCAGAGCTTCATCTATATGACTTTGGTATATTCATTGACTTATCTCCAGATGAAGAAGAAAAAATAAAGCTTGAAAATAATATACAGCAGTCTTTACAAGCTGGTAATATAGATTTAGAAGATGCTATAGATGTTAGAGATATTAAGAATACTAAGCTTGCTAATAAAATGCTTAAAGTTCGTAGAGAACAAAAAATAAAAAGAGATCAAGCTATTCAACAACAGAATATTGCTGCTCAAGCTAACGCTAATGCACAAGCTCAACAAGTCGCCGCTCAAGCTGAAGTCCAAAAACAACAAGCTTTAGTTAATATAAACTCTCAGTTAGAAATGGTTAAGTTTCAAAATGAAATGCAAAAGCAAAGCGAAGAAGTTAAAGCTAAAATGATGTTAATGGAAAAAGAGTTCCAATACAACATGATGCTTAAAAAAGCAGAAACTGATGGCATGAAAAGTAAAGAAAAAGAAAAAGAAGATCGTAAAGACGAAAGAACAAGAATACAAGCTTCACAACAAAGCGAGCTTATAGATCAAAGAAAGACAGGTAGTTCACCTAAAAACTTTGAATCCGCAGGTAATGATATACTTGGAGGTGGATTTAATTTAGGTGCATTTGAACCTAGATAAACACTAATTTTTTATATTTTATATTATGGAACAAGAAATTGAAAATGTTGAAGAGACTCAACAAGTAGAAGAAACTAAATTTGAGACAGCTGACGATAGCTCAGTAATCAAAGTAGACTTAAGTAAACCAATAACAGAAGAAAATGAAAAACCAGAAGAAGAGCCAGCAGCAGAAGCTGAGGCTAGCACAGCTGACGACACAGGAGTGGCTAGAAGCGATGAAAGTGCCGAATCCACACAAGAACAAGAAAAAGTACAGCCGCAAGGAGAAGTACAAGAAGACGTACCAGTAGTAGAAGAGGTAACAGCTGAAGAAACTGAGCAGCCTGTTGAAGAGCAAGTTGAAGATCTTGCTGTTGAAGCACAGGAAGCTATAGATGAAGCAGAAGCTACTGGAAAGCCATTGCCAGAAAATATTCAAAAGTTAATTGACTTTATGGAAGAAACTGGTGGAGACTTAGAAGATTATGTACGATTGAATCAAGATTATTCTGATATGGATAATTTGACAGTATTGCAAGAGTATTATAAGATAACAAAACCTCATCTAGATGCTGAAGAAAGAGCTTTTTTAATGGAAGAAAGTTTTAACTATGATGAAGAAGTAGATGATGAGAAAGATATTAGAAAAAAGAAAATAGCCTTAAAAGAGCAAGTTGCTGAGGCTAAAGCCTACTTAGACGGGCAAAAGTCTAAATATTATGAAGAGATTAAAGCTGGTTCAAAGTTAACTTCTGAACAACAGAAGGCGGTGGACTTTTTTAATCGATACAACAAAAAGTCTCAAGAAAATGAAAAGCGTAGCAGAAGAGCTACTGATGTATTTATGCAAAAGACTAACAAAGTCTTTAACGACGACTTCAAAGGTTTTGAATATAATGTCGGTGATAAAAAATACAGAGTAAACGTTAAAGATGCTGATAAAGTAAAAAACAAGCAAGGCGACATTAATAACTTCATCAAAAAGTTTTTGAATGAGCAAGGTACAATGGAAGACGCTGCTGGTTATCACAAATCTCTTTATACGGCTATGAACGCTGATGCTATTGCTAAACATTTCTATGATCAAGGTAAAGCAGACGCTATTAAAGAAAGCGTAGCTAAAGCTAAGAACGTAGATATGAATCCTAGACAAGAACACAAAGCTTTTGAACCTCAAGATGGTTTAAAGTTTAAAGTTTTAGGAGACACAAAGAATAGAGACTTTAAGTTTAAAAAACGAAAGTAAATTATTAACCCATTTAAATTAATATAAAAAATGGCAATTACAAGTGCAAATGGTATAGACGCGGCTCCAAGACAAGTGACGCTAGCGAGTAACTATATCGATTTTACGACTGCTGCAACTGAAGGTTGGGCACAGCAGTACTTACCAGACCTTATGGAAAAAGAAGCTGAGGTTTACGGTAAAAGAACAATTTCAGGCTTCTTAGCTCAAGTTGGTGCAGAAGAGCCATCAATGAGTGATAGAGTAGTTTGGTCTGAGCAAGGACGTTTACACTTAGCATACACTGCAACATGTGAAGATGCTGTAGGTGGTAACGACGATGCTTCTGATAACAGATTTACAATCATCAACGATGTAGATGGAAACACTATTGATGCAGGTACTCATGGTATCCGTGTTGGTGATACAGTTTTAATTTCTAACTCTTCTCTTACATTGAGAGGTTACGTTAATGCGGTTAACGCTTCTGATAACAACATAGAGGTTTTACCTTACGGTGCTGCTAACTTTGATACTGCAGGTTTTTCTGATGGTGCAGGTGCTGAAGCATACCGTATCTTAGTTTATGGTTCTGAATTTGCTAAAGGTTCAGCTGGACGTACTTCAGCTAACTCTCCAAACTTTGTTTCTCACCAAAACAAGCACATCATCCTAAAAGACTTCTTCGAGGTTGCTGGATCTGATACTGCTCAAATTGGTTGGATTGAAGTTGCTGGTGAAGCTGGACAAAACGGATATTTATGGTATTTAAAAGCTGAAGGTGATACTCGTTCACGTTTCGCTGATTACTTAGAAATGTCTATGATGGAGTCTGAGTTCGCTGCTGCTGCGTCTGTTGTTGAGAATACTGGTTTAGGATTAACTGCTTCTACTACTGGTATTGACGCTGGTACTGAAGGTTTATTTGCTGCAATCGAAGCTAGAGGCCACCAAACTACTGGTATTACTGGGGTTAACGCTGCTACTGATTTAGCTGAATTTGATGCTATCTTAGCTGTATTTGATCAAAACGGTGCTATCGAAGAAAACATGATGTTTGTAGATCGTTCAACTAGCTTAGCTATTGATGATATGTTAGCATCTATGAATTCTTACGGTGCTGGTGGTACTTCTTACGGAGTATTTGAAAATGACGAAGATATGGCGTTGAACCTAGGATTCTCTGGATTCCGTCGTGGTTCTTACGACTTCTATAAGTCTGACTTCAAATACTTGAACGATGCTGGAACTCGTGGTGCTCTTAATGACACTGTTACTAACATCCGCGGAGTTGTTATTCCTGCTGGTACTTCATCTGTTTATGATGAAATGTTAGGTAGAAACATTAAGCGTCCTTTCTTACACGTACGTTACCGTGCTTCACAAACTGATGATCGTAGAATGAAGTCTTGGATCACTGGTTCTGTTGGTGCTGCAACTATCGGAGATGACGTAATGCAAGTTCACTACTTATCTGAAAGATGTTTAATCACACAAGGAGCTAATAACTTCATGTTGATGAACTAATATTTTATTAAGGTCGAGGGCTTCGGTCCTCGATCTTTTTTTTTAATTTTTTATTATATTATATTATGGCAAAGAAAAAAGAAACAAAAGCTGAGGTAGAACAGCCTGAGATTAAATCTACTAACGAAATGAAACAGGTTGTTGTTAAAAAAGCACAACCAAAGAAACCAGAGTGGGAGATAAAAGATAGAATGTACTATCTTAAAAATGGCAAAAGTCCTTTGACTTATTTAATTAGAGGTAGTAATATTTTTTGGTTTGACGAAGAAAAAGGTTATGAAAGAGAGTTAAAGTATACTTCTAATCAAAGAACTTGCTTTGTTGACGAAATGAAAGGTGATCAAAGATTAGAGCATATTATATTTAAAAACGGATCTCTTTTTGTTCCAAAAAACAAAACTGTATTACAAAAACTTTTATCTTTATATCATCCTCATAGAGATAAGCTTTTTGAAGAGTATAAACCTGTAGCAAAAGCTGCTCAACAAGTTGACTTATTAGAGTTAGAAGTTGATGCTTTAATGGCTGCTAGAGACTTAGACATAGATACAGCTGAAGCTGTTATGCGTGTAGAAATGGGTTCTAGAGTTACACAAGTTAGTTCTAAAGAGCTTAAAAGAGATTTACTTATATTTGCTAAGAAAAATCCTGCTTTGTTCTTAGAATTAGTTAATGATGAAAATGTTCATCTTAGAAACTTTGGTATTAAAGCAAGAGAACAAGGAATTATTGACCTATCAGATGATCAAAGAACTTTCTCTTGGGCTTCGACTGGTAGAAAACTAATGACGGTTCCTTTTGAAGAACATCCTTACACTGCTTTAGCAAACTGGTTTAAAACAGATGAAGGCATGGAGATTTACTCCAACATAGAAAAGCGATTTAACGCGTAATTATCTTATGGTAGAGCAGCCACTCTATTATAGGGTGGTTGCTTAACTATAAAAAAATATTTAAATGGCGGTAAATATAAATACAGTATATCAAAGAGTTTTATCTATAGCAAACAAAGAACAGAGAGGATATATTACTCCGCAAGATTTTAATATACTAGCTAATCAAGCTCAGATGGATCTATTTGAGCAATATTTTTACGATAAAAATCAATTTAGTAGAGCAAGAGGTCATGAAGACATCTATGTCGATCCTATAGATATAATCGATAAAAAAATAAGTGCTTTTGAAGTTTTTGACCATACACTTTCAACTTACGCCAGTGATGCTTGGACTTTTCCAACTGATCTTTATAGAGTTTCTAGCGTTAGGCATGAAGAAAATACTTGTAGTAGAGTATCGCTAAAGCAGTTTGGTTTAATAAAATCACAACCACTTCTCATGCCTCGTAAAAAATCTCCAATTTATATAGAAACACCAACTGGTTTTAAAGTATATACAGGTGCTAACGGTGTAACAACAGAAATTACATCTTCTTCTTCTTTAAAAATTGATTATATAAAAACACCTACAGATGTATCTTGGGGTTATAATGTAGTGCTTGGTAAAGCTATGTATAATGCTAGTACGAGTACTAATTTTGAAATGCACGAAAGTGAAGAAGTAAATTTAGTTAATAGAATATTAGTTTTAGCTGGAATTAGTTTAAAAGATTTAGGTTTATTTAAATCAGCTAGTAACGAAGAAGCTAGAGATATTCAACAAGAAAAACAATAATAAATGAGTTTATTAAACGGAACAACAGGAGCATCATATTATGGTAGTAGTGACTTAGGTAATTATCAGTTTACTTCTTTAGAAGATATTATAGACGCATTTCAAGTTGTATATGTAGGAGAAGGCAAGCTTATTGAAAAAGCTAGTAGACTTGATATTATTTTTCATGCTAAAAGAGCTTTGCAAGAATTAAGCTTTGACACTTTTAAATCTATTAAAGCTTACGAAATAGTAGTGCCATCAACTTTAAAAATGCCACTACCTCAAGATTACGTAAACTATGTTAAGTTGACTAGAGTAGATCAGGCCGGTATAGAGCTAGTCTTGTATCCAGCTAGAATAACTAGTAATCCATCTAACATAGCTCAAACAGCAACACCTGGTGTAGCTCCATTTTATGAGTTTACTGGTAATGAGCTAGTGTTAAAGACAGATTCTGATACTTGGGATGCTTATGACTCACATACGCCATCTGCTAATCAAAGCGTTTATAATGATGATACTTGGGACTATATTGATGGATCAAGGTTTGGCTTAGATCCTCAGTACTCTCAAACTAATGGCTCTTTTTATATTGATGATATTAGAGGTTTTATACACTTTAGTTCTAATATAAACGGTTCTACTTTAACGTTAAAATATATCAGCGATAGTCTTGGAACTAATGCTGAAATGAGAGTACACAAGTTTGCTGAAGAAGCAATGTATAAACATATTGCTTACGCTATTGTTTCAAATAAAATACCGTTTCCAGAATATGTTGTTCAAAGATTACGTAAAGAAAAAATAGCAGCAACAAGAAAAGCAAAGCTTAGATTATCTAATATTAAGCTAGAAGAAATAACACAAGTACTTAGAGGAAGCTCTAAACATATTAAACACTAAGATATGCCAGAGTTAAAGCATAATTTTCTAAAAGGTCGAATGAATAAAGATCTTGATGAACGTCTAGTACCTAACGGCGAGTATCGAGACGCTTTAAATATAGAAATATCTACTTCTGAAGATTCTAATACAGGCGCTGTACAAAATGCTAAAGGTAACGTAAAAGTTACAGATTTAGATTACGATGGAAACTCGTTTATGAGTGAATCGTTTTCTCAAAATGCAATAACAGTTGGATCTCATGCTGAAGAGTCTATTGACTCTGTTTTTAACTTTGTACATCTAGCTAGTGATTTTGAAGAAAAATTAGTATCTGATGTTGGTTATGGAGACGCTATTCATGTAGGTGTTAGATCTGATGCTATTACTAGATTTGATATTGATAAAAGTAGAGAATCTGGAACAACAACTCCTATAGTTGTAGATGTTTTTGAAGTTAGACATCAAGCTAAGGGTGATCAACCAACTGTTGGTGAAATTTCCGCTGGTAATTTTGATACAGAAATTTTTACTACTCTTGCTGGCACACCTATTTATGGCCCTAAAGGAATTAGAAAAGGTATGAGGGTTGAAATATATAATCCTCAAAACGGAATATCTGCTTATGCTGCTGGTGATGAAGTTATAATAACAGACATACACTACGATCCTGATCCTGCTTTAGTAAAGCTTTTTACAACTATACCGATAAACAACGTAACTTGGACATTACTCCAACACTCTAACTTTAATTATGTTTGGAGATATAGTTCTAAAAGAGTACTGAACTTTTTAAATGGATCTACAGAAACAGAATTAAACACTGAAGGTACTCCTTCTTCAAAAACTCCTTTTAACAATATAATAACAGGTATAAATTATATAGATAATATACTTTTTTATACAGATAATAGAAACGAACCTAAAAAAATAAACTTAAATTATTTTAATTCTAAAACTACTCTTCTTACAGGTACCGTTGACGCTAGCGTTCAAAAACATTCGCTAGTTACACCAATTGGTTCTGGACCTGTTCAGCTTGAAGAACAACACATAACGACAATAAGAAAAGCTCCAAGATTAGCTCCTAAAGTTAAAGAAACAAGAACTGGTGGAACTGACACTTTTGCTAATGCTTTGTTAGACGGCTATGATCCTTTTCCTCTTTATTTTCCTTTCAACCCTGCTGTACCAGCTACTTCTGGTCAAATCACTATAGCTAGTGCAGACTCATCAAATTTCTTTGAAATTTCAACTATAAATGATAACGGTGATGCTGTTTATCCGCAGTGGGAAGATGGTGCTGAAATAATTTTAACAGGTCAAACTACTGGAACTATAGCTGTAGGTCAAGTATTTGCGGCAACACCAACAGCATATTCACTGCCAAACACTAACGTAAATGAGTGGAATTTATACATAACAGATATTGATGTTGGATATTTTCCTTTAGACTCTAATGGTGAACAACAAACCGAAATAGATTATACTTTAGCTCCACCAGCTGAAACATGGTTTGTACAATTAAAAACTAAAAATATTTTAGAAGAAGATGCTTTTATTTTCTTTTCTTATAGATATGTTTATGATAACGGCGAGAAATCTAGCTTAGCACCTTACTCTCAAGCTGTTTTTTTACCTAGAACATACTCTTATAATAATACTACTGGCTTAAATAATGGTATGGTTAGCTCAATAGAAGAGATAACTATTTATGACTTCGTAGAACAATCAACACCTGATCAAGTTGAGTCTATAGAGCTTGTATATAAAAGCTCTGCTTCTGAAAATCCTGTAATATTTAGAAATATTAAAAAAAATGAAAGTGAATTTATTAGCACTTTCGGTGGTGAAAACAGTGGAAGAATAACTGTAGACTCTTCTATTTTTGGAACAACTTTACCTACTAAACAACAAATAAGACCTTTCGATGCTGTTCCTAGAAAAGCTTTAGCTCAAGAAATATCATCTTCAAGAGTTTTATATGGCAACTATGTAGAAAATTATGATTTAAAAGATTATGCTAATGGAGAAATAACTCCTAAACATACGAGCTCTTTTACAAGTATTCCAGGAGGTGTTGCTGAGTCAGTTGGAATAGTTACCGCTGAAGGAGCTAACAGTATTCATATAAATAATAATTCTTTTCCACTATGTGGATCTTTACATAATTTTCCTTTTACAACTTATACAAGAAGTTCAAATAATACTACATCTAGTGGTAATTTTTTACAAACTAACTTTTTACACTCTGCTTGTCCTATAAGGGCAAACGCTCAATCTACAGATCCTGTTTTACTTGATGTTGACTCTGGTGATTTTGTGAGGGTTGATTTTAATCACACTCAAGCAAACTGGAGTTCTACTGAATACGAATATCAAGTACCTGTTGTTCCTGGTAACGCTACTCAGTTTTATAATATAGACTCTACAATACATCCTCAGTTTCAAATAATATGTGACGAAAAAGCTGATAAATGTATAGTTGGTTTTAGAGTCGAACTTGTTCATGAAAAAGCAAACGGAGATGTTGATATTTTAGATACAGATCAGCAAGAAAAAACAGATGAAGATAATTTAAAGACATATAATATTTTAATGGGTGTTAGAAGTTTATCTGCTAGCAACGTAATTGCTTCACCTGGAGATAAATTTTATGTAAAAATTAAATATAATACTAGTGTTAAGTCTAGAAACATGAGCGGCAATAGAGTTGACGAAATAAGTCTTGCCGTAAATCCAGTAAGTGGAAGTGAAGCTACTTTTCACGTTATTAGTCAAGAAATAACTAGTCCTGGTGAAACTTTGCCACAAAGCTTTCCTGGTAAATCTGTAAAGTCAGATCAATCTTACCAAATAGGTGTTGTATACGGAGATTATTATGGCAGAGAAAGTACTGTTTTAGTTGATGAAAAAAATATTATTAGTATACCAAAATCAGCTAGTGATGGAATAAATACATTAGTAGCTGAAATAAAAAATAATCCTCCAGCTTGGGCTGATTACTTTAAACTATATATTAAAGAAATAGCTCCTAAATACTATAATATGACTTTGTGTAGTGCTTACCCAGCTGATTTAAACGATGGTGTTACTACTTTTGGAGCTGTCAGCAATGTCTGGTTAAGTTTTAATAGAAGTGATGCTAGTAAGCCTGAAGTAGGTGATGAGCTAGTTCTTAAAAAAGCACACGGTAGTAATATACCAGTACACTCAGACACAGCTAAGTATAAGATATTAGACATTGTAGATAATGCTACAGATGATGGTTCAGGTAATGGTTTTTCTATACAAGGATTTACTTTATTAAACGCTACTTTTGAAGATGTTAATGGTAAGTTTTTTGTTAAAATTGAAGCTGACACAGACTTTGATGATCAAATTGGTGACGTTATAACTCCTGGTGAAGAAGTATTTAATGGAGCAGTTTTTGAATTACGTAAAAAAAGAGCAATAGATTTAGGTCTTTTTCACGAAGCATCTAGAGCATATCCACTTAGATTAACAGACAAAACATGTTATCATTATATTAATTTTGGTGATACTGTTAAAATACTAGAGTCAATTTCGTATAATGCTACTTTAGGTTACACTGGCACTAGTATTGGAGATTTTAATGATCTTAATCTAGCAGTATTAGATGTTAGAGGTGCTAAAACTTCTGGAATATCTAATATAAACAATACATCATTAAACTCTAACGGACTAGTTGTTATAACGCTTAGCGATACACCAAGTATTCCTCCAAATCAAATAAATGGTGCTATCGTTTCTTTTATACATCCTATCAAAGGATTTACATCTGCAAAAGTTGTAAATCTTGTCGGAGATTTACTATATGTTCAACAACACACTCACTATCAAAATAATATATTAGGTGGAAATATTTGTTTACCTATAGGTCTTAGTTGGTGGAACGTAATATCTTTTAGAAACGGAGTAGAGTCTGACACTATTAAAGACGATTTTAATGGAGATCCTATTTATAAATATACTATAAATGGCAAAAACAGCGGTTTTGAGCAGTCTATGCAAAATCCAGATTACAAAGAAGTTAGAAAAGCTAACTCGATAATATTTTCCGAGCTATATGACAAATCTATTGGTAGTGGTTTTAATGAGTTTATACAAGATGAAGATATTATTAAAAAAATAAATGATGAGTATGGTAGTATTCAAAAACTTTTTACTAGAGATGGTGACGTAGTTGTTTTTTGTGAAAACAAAGTGTTAAAAGTTTTATCTAGTGGTAAAGATGCTTTATTTAATGCGGATGGTAATATACAAACTGTTTCTTCTAAAAATGTTTTAGGTCAAGCAATACCTTACTTAGGTGATTATGGTATATCAACAAATCCAGAGTCTTTTGCTGCTGAAGAGTATAGAATATATTTTACTGACGCTAAAAAAGGAGCTGTATGTAGGCTTTCAAGAGACGGAATAACTGCTATATCAGAGGCAGGTATGAAAGACTTTTTTAATGACCACTTAAAGCAAGCACAAGCTGTTATTGGTAGTTATGATGGTAAAAAGAACGAGTACAATATAGTAATACATGAAATTGTAGATCCTAATAATTCTAAAAATGTTTACAATGTAGGTTATAAAGAAAACGTTAAAGGTTGGACTAGTTTTAAATCTTTTATTTATGAAAGCGCTGTAACTATATCTAACTCTTATTATACTTTTAAAAATGGATTACAATATTTACATCACCCAGATACATTAAGCTTTACTTACTGTAATTTTTACGGATCAAATTTTAATTCTTCTATAACAGACATATTTAACGAAACTAGTTCTACAGTAAAGTTATTTAAAACATTAAGTTATGAAGGCACACAGTCTAAAGTTGTTAAATTTACTGATGAATTAGTTGATGGAGTTACGTATAATGATAATGAGTACTACAATGAAATAGCTAGAAGTGGATGGCATGTTGAATCTATAGTTACTGACATGCAAGAAGGAGATGTTGATGAGTTTATTGAAAAAGAAGGTAAGTGGTATAATTATATTAAAGGTATAGATACTACTTTTACAAACGCATCAGATGCTAC